GTAGAATATGCCTGTTAGGGCAAAAGAAAAGAACAACATTGCTGTTGCTCCTATTAAGTAACTCATTTATTCACCTTCCTTAAACATTTCAGGATTATCTTTTATAAAAGCATGTAAGCCTTTGCCAATCTTTTCTACTAGTTCTTCATTTTTCTCTATACACATAAGATTAAATATGCCGTGTACAATCTCGTGAATAAGAATATATTCTTTATAATCCTTGCTTTCGCCGAATCCATTAGAGATGCTTATTACACCTTCTGAATAATTAATATTGCCATCAACATCTTTATCACATCTATCAGGTTTAGCGACAATTTTTACATCATAGATAATACCGCCTATTTTTACTTTATCAGGTATGTTCATTACTACCCCTCCTATCCAAAGAATCCCTTTGGTACCTTAGTCATATTTGATATATCTTTACTATACTTTTCTGTAGGTGTTAAGTCGTCATAAGGGTCTTTCTCTATTGGCTTTTCAAACAGTCTATATTTCATGCGTTCTGCAAGCCCTGTAGTGCTGTCTGCCGCATCATCATGTTTGTTCTTGCCTAGTCTTATATATGAAGTCATTTGTCGCATATACTTATCATACATCGACCCTGGTTCATAGTCGCTTCTGAAATAAAAGTATTCCTTAATGTACCCAGCTGACATCATTATCCTAGTTTCTTTATTAGTAGTTGTATTTCTAGTTATTACAGAGCATGGACTCTTACCTCTTATCAATACTCTTACATTTCTAGCGTATCCATAACCACCGTTATTAGACTCTATCTCCATAACATCAGCTTTAGTATCTATTATTTGAGTTGCTACTAAAGGCTCAGTTATTTCAACACCATCTTGCGTGAATATCACATCAGTTATATAAGTATGTTCTCCAAATCTTTTACCAATTACACTACATAGGTAATCTTCGCCTTTATCTGCCGTATCTGTAAAGCCTACAATGCCATCTGGTTTCTTCGTTGCTAAGTCCTTGATAGTAAATCTATTAAGTGATTCTACCGGGAATAATAAGCCCTTGGACTCTATAGGGCATTGCATAAATTCAGCTTCCCATATAAATTCCTCTGTGATCCTCTTAATATCTAAATACTCTGCTGTTGTTTTAACTTCTTCGCAAAACGTTTCTCCTTCGTCATTCAATGCAGGTATATTAATAACCTTCATGCTAGGCTTATATGCTTCACTGTATGGGTCTGTTAATCTTCCTATTGGGTCTTTCTTTGTCCATCTAGTGGCTATGTGTATTTCAGGGCAGCCTGTTTCTAATCTACTTAGATGTGTTGACGTGTACCAATTCCATACATTCTCAATTACTGTTTCGCTTAGTGCTTCCTCTATGTTTTTAATAGGATCATCAAGTATCGCTATAGTCTTGCATCCAAAACCTGTAATAGGTCCACCAACACCAGCACAAAAGTATGCAGGTTGTGTTCTATTATTTAACATCCAGTTGTCTACAGCACCCCTTGCAATTACAGAAGGAAATACTTTCTTGTACTTCTCACTTGGTATTATACCATCTCTTATATCTTTACTAAACTTTTCAGCTAACTTTGCGGCATAAGAGTTGCGCATTACTGAACCATCTTTATATTTGCCTAACATCCACGCACAAAAAAGAGAAGTTATATAAGACTTCCCCGCTCTTGGTGGCATACTCACCGCTAATTCTGTTATTATACCTTCTGCTATCTCTTGGAAGGCATCAGCTATAGTTTTAAGGTGTGGCTTTCTTACTGTGAAGAATGATGCATCCATATATGTACAGAATGAGTAGAAGTTTGTTCTAGCTTGTTCTATCTCATCTTCTTCTAGTAGTCCTAAATATTTATCTTGAATATCTTTAGGGTATTTATATATGTTTTTAAGATCACCTTTTAACACCTCATGTACTGCTTTGATATTCTTAACTTCGAGTTGCAGCCTTATATACTCTAGTTCTAATTCTGCTCTATCCATTTTATCACTCCTGGTGTTATCATTGTTCTACTTAGCCTTTTTAATGCCGTATATAGTATTAAAAAGCAACTGTTTCCATAATAGATACCAAGCTTCTCTTTGTTCTAATGTCATCTTGTTTGTTTTTACCATATACTTATTACAAATACAACCTTAACTGCACGAAATGAATAATTTCGCGCAATCAACAATTGAGTATTTCCAATGCTTTTCGCTATTCATAACTATATTATAGCTGTTTTTAGTGTTTATGCAGTGATTTATACAACAAAAGAAGCCTTATTCAGACTTCTCAACTGTTACTTTTATCTCTGCATTATGAGTTCTATTTCTTCTTTTTGTGTTAGCATAGTATCACCTTACTTTACAAGTACCATTTTGTACATTTTCAAATGCTTCTACTATTTCTACATACCCTAACTCCATAAGAATCGCACAAAGTAATTCATCAGCTTCACTATGCGCCATTTCCTTGTCGCGTTTGCTCATCTCAATATACCTTTTCATTTCTTCGAGCCACATTGCTTTTCGTTCTTCCATCTTTACGCCTCCTATACTCCTCGGTTCTAACCATGTTCTCTGCATACTTTTGCAAATTCTCTAAACCATCAAATACCCTTTACTAATCATATATATCATGTATTCGTTAAAATCTCGCTTGTGGTATTGTATGGCTTTTCCTTCAGACATTGTCGGCATCTATTAACCCTCCTTGAATATATCTAGGAACATTCATTACTTAACTACCTCATATGTCATACCAAATATATCAGACTTACAAGGGTATCTCTCGCCTTTTACGCCAACTATTATAAAGTCACCCAAAACTATATATTGCTTACCTTCCAAAGTGTTAATGTAAGGGGTCATATATCTGCACCATTTGCCGTAACTATGACATTGACAGTTTGTATCACACTTAGCTGTCCTTATATATTCTCCATTCTCAATAGAGCAACAATCAAAACCATCTTCAAGACCAGGTCTATACCTTTCAGCTTCTACCTCTAAAGGTTTCTTTTTATATTTCATACCTTGCCCACCTCCACCTTGACTTCTGCATTTATAGCTACAAACCGTACATACTCGCTTAACTTCATGTTTAATGCTTTTGTTTTGGCTTGTATTAGCTTATACTCTTGATCGTCTATGCGAATATTTAATGCTCTTTCTTTGTTAGTTGCCATTGTAATTACATACCTCGTAATCGGAAGTGATTTCGTATAATAATGTTCCGTCCTCTGATTCTACTTGTACTCCTGCAAACCTTAATCCTTTTGCGTATCTATGTGCGTATCTTATAGCTTTTTCAATTTCGTCAAACTCTTTAAATGTGTTATTCATTGATTCACCTTCAATACCGTTTGGGTAAAAACTCCTTATTGTTGTAAACATTTTAATAATCCCCCTTCATATTTGCTTCTTACACTCATTGTACCGCAATGTAAAGTATATGTCAACACAAATATGAGGGTTATTTTACTTATATCCCAACTTATCCTGTAACTCTGCTATCCTCTTTTGCCTATCTTCTGTTGTATATTCTATAGTTTCGGTGATATTATGGGATTCTATGCGATCTGTAAACATGCCTAAATGCTTACCTATTAACTCTAGTGATTTATTTGCTCCGGTGTGCTCAAACTTATATTCTCCAGTGTTATTTCCTTCTCTATCTAATACAGCTTGTTGCTGCATACATCTCTCTGATACATCTTTAAGGTTATTCAATACCCATTCTATGGTAAGCATATTACGTGACTTTAATTCGTCTGTGAGCGTTTGAAGCCTAGTGGCAACCTTGGGGGTTTTAGCCAATTCATAAGCTACCTTATCTATTGTATTATCCTTCATTGCTACTGCGTTATATGCCCTCTTATATGCTTCTCTCTGCGATAGTCCGGCAAATAAGCCTTGAACATACTTTTCCTGCTTTATAGTTAGTGTTAGTTTATCTGCCATTCTTATCACTCTCCTAATGTTTTTTAAAATAATTTTAATTTAGGTGTTGACATTCATATTTGAATTTGGTATACTAGTATCAAGAAGTAAATAGTCGCTGCGGTTGCAATATAGCAACGAGCATAAGGAGTTTTAATAATGAAACTTGAAAAGTATGAATCCCTGATGAACGAAGCAGTTTCCAATAAAGTAGGTACAGTTAATTTTACAAAGTCCCTCGTTTCTGCGTTAATAGATAGGGCAAACACTATAGGCACCAACGAACATGATGTATCAGTTGCCACACTAGATGCAATTATCCAAACCTATTGCGATTTAAACGAAGATACAACTTTTGGATACTCTGCAGAACCTAATCAATTTTATCTAATAGCTAAAATAAACGGGATAGACAATTTCATTGTTAGTCCTACATCATTATTTTAATGGCTACTAAATGGGGTGGCAAACGTCCTAACTCTGGCAGACCTTCCACTGGTCGCAAAAAATATCAAATATATGTCACCTACGAGGAACACCTAAAAATTAAGCAGCTGATAGAGCAACTCCGTAAACCGTCTGTATGAGGCGGTTTTTGTTTTCACTCTCCTAAATTAAATATCGAGGTTTCCATTCTTCTTCTCCGTTTTCATCTTCACCTAATGATTCTATTACATTTATAGAAATATCCAGGCATCTAGTTAGCCATGAATGTACGGCATCATCAATGTAAATATCTCCATCTAATGGTTTGCTTTTAGCTGCGCATAATATTCTTCCATTAGTTCTTACTCTTAATGCCATTCTATCAACTCCTACCTTAAATTATATATTAACTTATACATCATAGTTCTAAACTTATATATATTCCCACAGCAATGACATTGTACTACCTTATTTACCATTATGTACCATAGATTACTATTTCTTAGAGTGGGTGAATTATAAGAAATTTATCCGTTTTATGTCTTAGCGTGGGTTTTGTCGGTAATGTTGGCGCGACCCCTTATTATATGAGTTCCAGTATATAGCTTCTTTATTATTGCATTTACACTTCATATCTCTACTCCTCCATCTGGTCCCTTATAGTAGTTAGTATATCTATATATTGAGATAGTTCAGATTTTGTTAATACTATATTTGCTTGTTCGTCTAAGTTCTGTATACCTATTAATGCTATCTTTGCTTGTTCGCTTGAATAGCAGTATACCCCTCTCTGTTCATTGCCTATTGTTATACTCTCTATCTGTCTACCACCTTCCCTGTAAGCTGCGTCAATCTTTCTTGCGTATATTTGATTTAACGTCTTATGGTCAACATATGTACATTCGTGCTTGAGCGCACATTCTTCTAATAACTTTTCTACGTTTTTAACTTCATCCATTACCTTATACTTTATATTTACTTCCATATTACACCCCCAAAACTTTGTGCTAATATCGCGTTGTATCCACTCATTGAGTTTTGTTAGTATTTTAAATTCTTTATCATTCAAACGCCCTGTCGCGTTGCCTTTTGCCATTAAAATAGATAATACATCATCATAATATATAATTTTACCCATCTATTACCTCCCAAATTAAGTTTTGCTATATTTGTTTTGTGTTACTGTCCCCGCCATACAGTAACTGCCCCTCCGACACTTTCAATCGGCGCAACCTAATATATATGTTTTTTTACTGTACAAGTCTAATTATCTTTTGCATAACCCCATATATAGCCATATGCTGTTTTATATTTACCTTTACAACATTCACCTATATCTCCGCGACCATACCCTAACTGTCTTTGTATCTCTGCTGCACTTGTGAACCTTTTTAAGAAGTTATTGTTTTTATCATATTGAAAAACTTCTTTACTTTTCTTCGCTGCTCCTCTTAAATGCCTTCCATTATGGGTATTATTTTCTTTGGCATCTGTCCAATACAGATTATTAACATTGTTTTTTAGCTTATCATCGTCTTGGTGTCCAGCATGGGGTAAATTGTCTGGATTTTCTATAAATGCTATAGCAACTAGTCTGTGAGCTTTAAACATCTTCTTTTTCCCATTTTTACAAAGCCATACCTGCAAATACCCACGACTATTGGTAAGTTTCATAATTCTTCCTTTTAATTCACGTCCTGCAGAATCGAATCTATCCAAACTTCTTACATTACCTAGATTACTTACCTCGTATATTCCTTCATAGCCCTTAACGGCTTTCCATTTTTCCATTTATAAAACCGCCCTTCTTTATTTTTGATTATAAAGAATAGGACTTACTGCTGTCTCACGACATGAGCCTAATATATTAATTAAATCTGATTAATTGTTCAATTCCTCGACCTGCTTTTGTATATTGCACGAGTCTAACTCCGAAATTACTACTCATTAGGCCATTTCCTGCGTATTGGT